AAAGTAAGGCATGTGTCGTAAGTTACGAACTTGACTTCTATTGAATTTATGTCTATGAACAATGTAATCACACTCTTCCATTGTTGTAGCATTTGGGTCAGGATAAAAATCCCAACAACTAACAAATTCTACTCGTGGAACTCTGACATGTGTAGGAGTATAGTTTCTACCTTCTTCTCCTTGTGTCCAACGATGTAAGGTTTTATTAAAACTAAATGGTCCTTTGAGTATTCCTGTACCAAGCATAGCTGATTCAAATAGTGCATTACGTAATTCAGATATACCATTTGATTCTTCTAATTGATCATGGATTAATCTTTCCATGTTTCTTGCAGCTATCTGTGCAGGATTAATACTAGGAGCAGGGAGAGGAGAACGTCCTTCTGTTAAAACTATTTCTCCATCTTGTCCTACATAATTATCTTCTAATGAAGATAAAAAGCTATCACCACTTGTTAAAGTAGCTCCGGGTTTTAATACTTTACCATCTCCTTCAAATCCTACATCAAAAGGATTTTCCTCAAACTCTACTTGAGATACATCAATACCACTTTCTATTTGTGGTCCTTCTATATTTACTGGAGCTTGATTTAATTCTATGTGAGCTTCTTTGGCTATACCTTCTGGTAGCCTTGTTTCTTTTACTGATATTGGAAACTCACCTGTTCCAAACAGTACGTCAATAAGTTGTCCATAAGCAGCTACTGTTTTAGTTTTAGTAACTTTGATAAATACTCTTGACTTTTCAGATTCTCTAAACCTAACACGCTTTCCATAAAGACCTCTAAAGTTTTGATAAGATTGTAACCATCTATCTTCATCCCCTTGTCGAGCTCTTTCTGCATCTGCAAAACGACTTTTAACAATGCCTACGAGGTTTCTACTTTGATCTTCTTCAAGCTGTAACGCTTTGCCATCTTCACCTTCAACGTCTTCGTAGATGTTGTCAGCATTTAGAAATGTATTTTCTTCCATATTAATATCCAAAAGTAGAATCAGAAGCCTCAAATGTACGTTGCTTTAAACGTATCATATCTGAGATAGGGTCTGACATTCTAGGTCTACTCATTATTAAATACCTTAGTGCATCATAAGCGTGATCCTGTGCATGTGTATCTACATCCTCAGGATTCGTTTTAGACAAAGGTATGCTTTGTAATTCTTTTATTAAGCTAGGGCAAGTGTTAAATATTTGCAAACGTGGTCGTGTTTCTGGGTTTGCTTGTTTTAAATATTCGTGTATTTGCACTTTACCTGCTATTCTATTTTTATCTGCCCTTCTAAGTTTATGTCCTGATTTAATTAAGACTTCACCTATTGTAGGACCTGTGTACCCTGTTCTAGCCCATGCTGCAGTATCTAATACTCCCGGAATAGAACGGTACTCTTCTCTTTCTCTTTCAGTTATCTGTGCTCCAAGTGCTTCACCTGTAAGACCTTTTTGATAAAGTTCTCTATAAATAATGAGGGTCTTATCTTGTGGATCAACAGCAGCCCAGAGACAACAGCTTTCCGAAGCATAACCGTAGTCAATCCCCTTGACTCTTTCCCAATGTAAGGGTATGTCAAATGGTGCTACTACGTGTACAGATGGATCAAACTCTACAAAAGCTGCTCCTTCATTTACTTCCCAGTTACCTTCTAATAATTGTTTTCTTTGGATTGGAGGTAGTGAAAGGAGCATACGTTCATACTCACCATCTTTTGCTAAGTAGGGGTTGTCTGCCAACTTAGCCGGAATAAACTTTCTTGTTAAACCATCAGAGCCTACAAAAGATTTGTTAGGTTCATCCGATTCCAAATATCTTTTCTTTACCCAGTGTGCTCCAACACCTCCGGGGTTTGCAGTACAACGTAAATAAGTTTTTATACTAGGGTCAGTTGTTCTTAAACGTGAAGCTAAATAGTTCCACCCGAACTCAGTTGGTAAGTGAGTTATCTCATCAAACCCTATCCAACTGTATGCTTGACCTTGATATCTATATACGTCTGCATCTTTTTCCAAGAAACCAAATTCTATTTTAGCTCCACTTGGAAAGTTCCAAATCTTTTCTACTTCTCTAAACTTTGCACCGGGAAAAGCTTTTGGATATAATTCTCTACTCTTATCTATGAGTTCTCTTAGTTCTGGCATAGACCTTCTAAGTATTAAAGCTCTATGTCCTTTAACGTGACAAGACCTCAATGGGTCTATCAACATGGCAAAACTTTTACCACCACCGGCAGCACCACCATAAAGAACATCTTTTTCGTCTGCTGCTAAAAAGTCTGTCTGTGGTCCTTCGTTTGGCATAAAAGCAACAAACGAATTAGTTTCATCTAGATGAGCTTGTACCGAATCAGCTAAAGTAGTAACGTCAGATTCTGTTACTACCTTCCCCTCTTTTGATACTGTCCGTTCATCCGATGCGTTCTCAAACTTACGGATCGTTGTTTCTTGTTGTCTGAGTGTTTGTTTTTTGGACCGTAATTTCTTTTCGAGTTTTTCAACTGTTTTCCTCTTCGAAGTTAATGATTTTTTTGCTGCCATCTTTTTCTTCTGTGCAGCAGAATAAACATATTTAGATTTAGACCCTTTAGGTCTTCCTCCTTTCTTTCGAGGTGTTCCGTCTTTCTTAAGTATAAGGTTGCCTTCAGAATCTGTCAAGTATTGAGTTGAATTTATTTCTGTCGTATTCTTCTTGTTTTTCTTTGTCATACTTTTTATCTATATGTTTTTTTAACCCCATTCTTGAAAGCTTACGGTTAGTACTAGCTTCTAACCAGTCAACTGCAACAGCTAAACTAATCTCGTCATTCCTTACCATTTGTGATACAACATCTAAAGCGTGTATCTGTTCCTCAATAGGTTTTAAATAACCTTCTACTTCTGCATCAACTTCATATCCAAAAGGAATAGTTGATGTTTTTCTTTTTATATATCCTTCTTTCATAACTGATTGTGTTGTCTACGTAACAATTTGTTTTCCCAATCTTCAATTGCTTTAGCAATACTTTCCTCTGCTAAAACAGAACAATGTAGTTTAATAGGTGGTAGTTCTAAAGCTTCTGCAATATCCTTGTCTTTAATTTGTTTTGCTTCTTGTATTGTTTTACCCTTGAGCATATCTACAAACAATGTAGATGAAGCAATAGCAGAACCACAACCATAAGTTTTAAACTTTACATCTTCGATAGTATTTCCATCAAGTTTAAGTTGTAATCTCATTACATCACCACATGCAGGAGCACCTGTCATACCTGTTGCAACATTAGGGTCTGTAGGGTCAAACCTACCAACTGCATGTTTCTCAGGTTCATTAAGAACACTTTCAAATCGATCTACTACTTTCTGTGAGTATGCCATTACTTTTTAAATATCCTATCCCAGTTATCATCAAACTCTTGTTTAGATACTGACGTTTTTCTAGGTCTTGAACCTTTACCCATACGACCACCATTTTTCTTATTTGTCATAAGAACTGGCTTTTCATTGCTTCCTATCTGTGGCATCTTATTTAAATATAATTGAATTAATATACATTAATAACAACATTAGTCCTAACATAGTAACTTGAATTACTGACATGACAGCTACAAGTGTTAATTGTTTTTTAGCTAACCAACTTAATTCTTTTTCTTGCCAATCTTTCTTTGTTACCATTTAACTTTGTCAGCCCAATAAGCTGCTGACATTTTTCCTTTTGCTATGTTTTTCCTGTGTCTAGCCTTAAAAGACTTTCGTTTCATTGTTGTTTTACGAGATTCTCCTGCTTTAGGTTTACCTGCAGTTTTAGCACCTTGTTGTCCAAAACGAATAGTTTTAATTTTAGAACCTTCTTTAGCCACAACTATGTGTGATTTTTTAGGATGATTAGGAGTTCTTTTAGGTTTGTTATAACCACTAACCCCTGCTCGTTTTAAACGTGAGTCCTTTGCTTTACCACCTTTTTTATAATCTTCTCTCATAGTTATTGATTATGCTGTCTTAGCTCTTGCTGCTTTCGTAGCTTTGCTAATTCTTTTTTAGTTTTAATCTTTTGATTCTGTTGTTTCATAATATTAAAATGGGTGTTTACCAATATTCTTAATATTATTTTTAATTCTGTCATATGTTTCAGGCTTATACTTTTTTAAACCTACACCTATAACAGCTAGTACTACAACTATAAAAATAAATATATCCATATCTTTACCTCCGTTTACCTTTGTGTAATCCATGCTTTGCGTGTTGCTTACCTTTTTTGGTAGCTTCTCGCTTCTTTTTATTTGCTGCTGCAAGTTTCTTACGACCTTTAGCAGTTGATTTAAGTTTCTTTATGGTAGCTGCAGGTGCGTAAACTTCACCAGTCTCTGAAGACTTCTTACCACTTGCAGTTCTCCACTTCTGTTTAGTCCATCTTTTTAAAGACTTCTGAGACTTTTTAAGTGCCATTACTTGTAGCCTCCACCTGCTGCTTTATATTGTTTTGCAAGCATCTGAGCTTTCCTAGCACTCCATTGTCCGGGTCTACCACCTTTACTGCCGGCTTTAATCTTATTAAATAATCTTTTACGCATAGTAGGCTTTGTGTAATTACCTGCTTTATTGACTGTACTTTTCTTTTTCTTCTTTGCTGCCATTATTCTTCCTTTTAATCATCAACTTTTCCCACATAACATTGTTAGCATCCAACTTCTGTTTCATCGTAGGTGTCTTCTTCTTCATACTCTATATCCTCTGCTTCTACTTCTATAGGAGCTTTATCTGGTAGAATAAAGATACCACTTGAAGCTTGCATATTAATATCTAACTTTTCAGACTTTGAAACTCCTACACGATCTAATAAAGACTGTGCAGCTACTAGTTTGTTGTTAGCCTGAGGTATTGGTTTATCAGAATCCATTATCTCTAAAAGCTTAAAAGCTGCTTTTGGAGCATTGTGAGCTAGTACATCTTTAGTTAATTCTAATACTTCATTCTTCAAAGCTTTTAAAACTTGGTAATGTCCACCAGAATAACCTGCTAATTCTGCTGCAGCTCTAGCATCTCCTTGAGTTTCTATTAGATTATCTAGAAACAGTTGTTGTTTATCCGTAAGTTTTCTAGCTTGTTGAGTTGTTGGTATAATACTGCTCATGTAAACCAGTATAAGGGCATATAAAAAAAAGTCAAGAAGTACTTGACAGAATCTTCTCTGGACTGTAGAATGAGGCTTGTCCGGTAGGCAGGTTAGTACCTATAGGATACACCCTCCACTAATAGTCTATTAAGCCCGACCTAACTGGTTGACACCCTAAAGCCGATAAAATGTATAACCACACCATAGATATATACGGAGGGTGGTATGGTCTCCTGCGTACCCCTTCGAGAACCTGACGTATGAGTGGGTGATAAGACCTAATAGACATTCTTTAAACAAACTAGCAAGACTAGGTAAACTTCAAGACTACTGAGTCCTATTTGATAGGCTTTAGGAAACCCCTTATAGTTTTGAAGAGCTCAGAAGTTTTTAAAGTTTACAGTAGTCTTCCTTCTTACCTATACATTGCAAGCTCTGAGTACCTTGAGTTGGCTCCTCCCCTTTATTAAACTACCATATGATAATCTTAGCAAGCCTCACATAGTTTATTGAGCTTGCCTGACTGCTTAAGTGTAGGCTTCAACTACAAAAACTATCTAGTTTACAAAATCTACAAAGTTATTAAGCACTAATAATATTATGTTTAAACTAATAACTTCATAAACTTCAAAGGTTTAGATAGTTTTTGTAGCACTTCATAAACCATTCCGTATCCATATTATAAGTATCCTTAGGTCGATATAGTCTATGAGTATAAGAGCAAGCTAGACAATCCCGATTTTTGTGTCCTCATCTGCGTTTATCCCACTGTCTTTTACACTTTAACGCCTTGAGCAGCTTGCTATCCTTGAAACACTAATCCCATACTCCTGTCCTGAAACTGTGTGTTTCTACGATCTTGTAACGTCATAACTATCATATATATTCTCCCCTGTAGTATTTTTTACATTACATGAATCCTGTCATCGTCACAAGGATATACAAGCATTAAGCTTATGAATAGGAACTTCAAAGAGCTTAATGTCCTTGTTAAATGCCATGCTTCATGTACAATGTATTTATTTACAGGGAGAATATTATGATACTAATAACCTTTCAAGATCAAGAAACTCATCAGTTTCACGACAGTTTTATGGCAAAGTGTTTCATTGGATACCAATCCACTCAAGACATTTTTGTTGTAAAAGTCAGATGTGATAAGGCATCTGATTACACTGCAATCGAGGATTATCTTAGATTGCTTAATACTAATATCCAATAAACCTAAGGAGGTATAATATGGATACTACATTCGATATGAAGAAAGTGAAGCCTGAAACACTTAAAGGTCAGGCAACCTATAATCAATGTGAGGGCCTTGCTAAGAAGTTCTCATATGGTTTGAAGGGAAGAGAATGGGGAGAATCCTATTCTAGGACCAGAGCTTGCTTACTGCATGAGAGAGCAGAAGGAAGACTTTCTTTTGAAAAAGCTTCTGGGCTCTTCAAGAAGAAAAAGCTTCCTAAAGCTTATCAAGATAAAATAGCTGCATATCTTGATATTCATTCTAGCTAGTTTGTAGCTCTAAAAGGGAGTAGGTCTTATCACCTGCTCCTTTTTTTTGTTCTCAGGGGTACTAAGTAGGCTTGTCTTCAACAAGTCTTTTTATTTGCAGGAGACCATATCCATATTAAATATTAGTTTGAAGTACTACGTATATCGAAGTAATCAATAGGGGCAACAGATGGAGGGCATACTGTAGATAAGTTGTATATAACTTGTATATAAGCTGTATATAACCTGTATATATCCTGTGGATAACTTTAGTATTTATATATAATAGGGGGCAACAAGTGGAGGGAGTTAAAACATGTACCTTTGACTATTGTACCTTACAAAATTATGTACCTATATCTGTACCTTTTAGACTACAATACTTCCAAGACTATTA